TGTTCATGCTGATGTTGCCACCACGAAACTTAGGAGTAGCGGTGAAATAGTATGCGTTCTTGGCAGTCAAAGTAGCAGCAGCAACTTCTTTGAAGAAGTCACGACGAACAGAGTTGTGCGCCTCATCGTAATAGATGGTATCTACATCGATACCAGACTCATTCACACGACGCAAAGAGTTGTAGGTAGTGAAGATGAGTTGGTGAGAGTTTGCTGCCTTGCAGATGCTTTGATGAATGGCAATCTCCTTGATCTTGGTGGTGCTGTGACCCTCAACCTCACCACTATGAACGTGCAGCACGGTGCAATCAACCTTGCCGTTCAGTTCGGCAAAGAACTCTTCATAGAGTTGGACCGACAGCAGGATACGAGGAGAGACCACCACGATCGTCTGAGGGGTCTCTGCTGCCTGCAGGCGACGCAGACAGTCAAGGATCATCACAAGGGTCTTGCCGCCGCCCGTAGGGCAGGTGACACGACCGATAGCAGCAGTCAGCAGGGCATCGAGCATACGCTGCTGGTGGGGGCGGAGGGTGAGGGTCATGCGGTGCGCTGTTGATGAGAATAGTATAGGGCATGGGAAAGGGGGCACTAGGCCCCCTGTGACAGTTCTTCAATCGTCCATTCGATCCACAGATTCTATGTCACATACAGGAACTTCATGTTCGTTTGCAATACGATACCAATGCATCATATAACCATGCAATTCTGGGTGTGCTTGGTATTCTTCTGTGTATTCAAATTCACCCAGATATTTTACTTCAGACTCTGGGATGTCATGATCACGGAGCATCGCTTGCAGTTGCAGATGCTGCAGCTCATACTTTGTGGGTACTTTCATTCTGATTGACAAATGCTACGCCACCATAGCATAGGAATCAAGCGGTTGTCAAGTCCGCAAATTCGTAAATTCTATAATTGTATAAAAATACTTCCTCTAAATTATACTGATCGTCAAAGACGAATTCTAAATCAATTCTAGAATTTGGTGAAGTGAGGCTGGCAATGTACGACAACTGCTCGGATGTCAATAAGTTAATATCACCCAACATTTGCAGATATCTTTCTCTTAGAAGATCTGTAAAGTGTTCGACCTTTCTTGTGATTCTATTAAATCTTTTCGCGTAGTTGAACGTAAGTCTAAAGTCTATTTTATTACTATTTGGATAAACTGTCGTTACGCCCTTAATATTCTCGCTGTTCTGTCTGCAGAAGTCATTCAATTTAACCAAAACATCGATGTGAGAATATTCTTCCAGATCATAAGAATCATCGTAGATGCTGACTGAACGAAAAGATGCATCTGGATTATATTGAATTCCAAATAGTTTGGTTACCATTATATCAGTTTCACTGGTCATTTTGTCTATCTTCTGACGACAGAGATTTAAATCTTGACACTCCAAAGAATGAACAAAATGTTTCCAAACAACCTCATTTGAACTTAAAACAGAATACTTGATCTCATTTCTACAGTCAAATAATTTTATATCCCCTCCAGTATGCTCTATTTGAAGAATCTTTCTTGCATCCACAAGAGGTTCATCTGTATCAAATGGGAATCTGTACCTGAAAAATGAGTTCAACCTTAATGATGTTGCTTCATCCAATACTGGTAAGTATTGTGAATCATACAATGAAGTATATAACCATGGCATTCTGTCTAGGGAAGAAACATACTCTGTCCTAACTAAACTATGCTTATCAGATACGGTATAGTTTTCAGAAAACATTTTAATTAGATAAAATAATTTGACCTAACTCATTGCAAAGAGAGAAGTGAATATAAAGCTCTGGATATCCAACATCAGACTGACTCTTTGGAAAATTATCAAGCAAGAATTCCTCTGCTTTGTGAATTTCATCAACCTCAACAAATAAGAACTCAGTATTTTTCATTGTGTCAAAGATATCAAGGGGAAGAAGATCCTTATAAATTTCCATCGACTCATTTATCTTCTCTACATTAGAACTGTTGTTCCATCCATAAGTTCTAAAGTAAATAACTGGTTTGCCCAGCATTTTAGCATATCTTTCTATAAAGTTATCAAGATGAAATATTTGATATTCTGTGTCCATGGTTATTTGAGCAGTAGTTTCCAAGCGATTGTTATACGAAGACCAATAAAACTTCTCGTTGGTCCTTCAGCTGCATGTGGGATCATGCCTGGGAATAATAATGCAGAGTTTGGTTTTGGTATATGACAATAGTAATCACCACCAAGATCAAACATAGTTTTTCCACCCCAATCTACATCCCAAACATCATTTGCATAGAAGAGAAATGTTCTTCCACGATCATCATTCCAATCAATATGAAAAGAACCTTTCGTTCCAAATGTATGCCCGTTTGCATACACATCATAAAGTTCATAATCTCGATTAGTCTTTTCCTTAATGATATTTAGAAGATGATCAGTAAAAAATAAATTGTCCTCCAATCCCATTACCCAAAATGGATACCCCTTCTTGCTTCTTGGATCGGATGAATGATAAGACCCATGACCAAATTGCCATTTAGGTTTAGATACTTCATCGATTATCTGTTTATAATCAAAATCTTCGAAGAAATCATTATATTTCTCAATTGACTCAATCATGATTCAAACCAACACACAAATACATCTCTTCTGCCAGAGGTTACCTTATTAACTCTATGAAGTAAATTTCCTGGATATACTACAGCTTTCCCTTTGCTGAGTTTGACTGGAAATTCTCCATCTTCAGTTGTTATAACAAGTTCTCCGCCTTCATAATCATCACTGAGAAAGCATGTCATACTATAGTCTGGTCTCACTCCACCACATGGGTTGTGATCATAATGATCTTGATACTCCCCACCAATATCATACTTAACAAAATAAACTTGAGATATTCTTGATATGGGAAATGATATCTCAGTATTGATAATGATGTCATGGCAGTAGTTGTTTAGCTCCAGGCATCCTGGTCCATCAAAAACTGTCTTACATATTTTGGTAACGACTGGATTGCTTATCCTGCCATCATTAAAAGTCAAATGTTTAAAGTAATTATTAATATATTCAAGTTGCTCATGATTTAGCAAGTCAATTTCATGTATCATTCTATCGTAAAGTTTGGATCATTTTCAGTGTAATATTTTTCCCAATCAATGTCAGCTAAGTCATTTACATTCAATAATTTCATTAGTTCCAAAACAGAGGATCTAACTTTTCTATATGATTGCTTGTACTGTCCGCCCAGACTATAAATTCCTCTTGATCTCTTATTAAGAAAATCAGATGATGCTTCAACATCATAACCAACCCATTGATTTTGATCATCGACATCTAGATATTCTGGTGCTTGTGTGACACCATCTTCCAGAAAACCGCCTGGATATAATGCTCTGTATTGATTGGGATCAATTGGAAACTTCACATCATATGAATATTTGAAGAATGCGAGATTATTTTCAAACTCAGATGGTTTCTTGAGGACATTACCCCTCATTTCAGATCTCCACTTTATCCACATATCCTTCTCACCAGGATAAGAATCAACAATATCTGGAAGTACTCTCCAATCACTCAATTCCAGCATTGTATTTTTTTCATGGTTCTTCTTTAACCATCTTTGCTCAAAGAATACAGTTTCTTTGTCAATTTCTGCAATCTTGGCATCAACTAAAACATTTTTAACTTCTTTAACAACACCAAAGAAATCTGCACAGAGATCTCTAAACTGTTTTGCTTGCTCTGTTGTTGCTCCAGTGAAACTATATGTTACCCAAAAATTGGATCCAGTAGAAAAATCAGTTTTTAATTTTCTTCTTTGACAGAAATAAGTATCATCGCTATATGCAACAAAAAAATCCAGTTTGTCTTTTTCAGAGTGCCAGAATGGATCTATAGCATCTTCTATAAATCTATCCATCAATTCTGGCATTACTTCAGTTTTGGCGTACATTTCACCCTGGCCAAAAAAGCACTTATTCAAAAAATCAACTGTGAGTAAAGAGTATCTTATCATTTGATTTCCTACTTATTTTTAATGTACCATCCTGTCAGTATATATTTATCTTTAGAAAATACAGTGTTTCCTTTATGGACGTGTGTGTATGCAGCTGGCCACATCATGACAGTTCCTGCTGTTGGGGCAAATCTTTTCTTCTGAAATAAGAATTCAGTTTCTCCATCTCCGTCTGGCATGTCATTTAAATAAATCATCCATGTCACTTCTCTCATACAATGAGCCATGTTTCCATTTTCATAGTGCCATAAATGATATCCACCTCCAGGAGGAGTCTTTTGAAATTTTATATCCGTAGATACTAATCCAGAAGCTCTCAACTGAGGATACTGATCAATATAGTGAAGAGCGCATGACTTGAGAAATTGATTAACTCTATAAGTCATGTCACAGTTTGCATAATTCAATAGAAAAGCATAATCTTTACGATTCAAACCTCCACCATAATAATCTTCGGATCTATGAATTTCTGGATCATGGATCAAATCTACATGATCGTGAGATTTTTTTGGTTCTAAAATGCAACCTGACTTCAAGAAGTAATCATCAAAATAAGTTATTAGACTATCGCAAAAAGTTTTTGGAACAAAATTTTTCCAAATACCAATAAAATCAGAAAACTCAGAATTGGTGACTTTATCATCATACATCAATTCAAGAGGTCTATATGGTTGAACCGCCATAATAATTAATACGCTTTAATGACATATTTAGTCTTATGAAATGGATTTAATATTGGAACTTGTCTTTGTGGAGCAAGGGCAACGTCTGGGATTGGTTTTTTAAAACTACTTGAGAACTTGAATGTTCCTTCTGTCAATTCCATAAACAGATCATTTTGACCACCAAATCCAGTTGTAAATCCTACCTGTACTGTCGTTGCACCATTCCCAAGACCAGAACCAAATGGAGCACCAATAATACCAGCACCACCAACATTACCACCAGAGAAATCTGTCTGTGGATTTTCAACTGGATCTAGAGTGAGAAAATGACTGTGTGGCAATCCATCACCAGTAGATGTGTTAATCGTAAAAGTATTTGATTGTGTGTCAATAACTCCAGCGACTTTTCTTCCACCACCAACTGCAGTTGAAATAGTAGTTAGATTACCACTAGCAAGAGCAGCATTTAAATTACTTGCTGGACTTGGCCAATGGGTTAGCCAAGAAATAATCTTTGTCTCCTGCCTAGTACTAGTGTCAGATCCAGGTTGAGGTACTCCAGTTCTTGGTAACTGTGCCAAGAAAACATCAAAATCAGAATATGCTGGATCATATAAAGCAATTTCCCTCAAGAATTCTCCACCAATATCTTCTCTAATAAATCTTTCCCATAAAGTTGCTCTCTGGGAATTAAGATTATCGCTAGTAGCACCACCCAAACCATCATATGTTCTTGCAGCTTCAGTAATATTTGTTCCAAACAACATTCTTCCATTCCATGGAATTAAAGGATCTCCTTCTTCCGTTTCAATAACACCAGACAAATAGACATGGTTGTGGATTGGAACTTGCACAATAACCTCACCAAGAGGTCCAATCTGACCATTGATAAATCCAGTCACTGTAAATGGTATTTCTGTTGTAACAGTTTCGAGTCCAGTTATTCTAACTGTACCAAGAGAGAAGAATTGACTATCTATGCCAGATACACCAGTACCCTCTACCTGCTCAAGTGGTTGAGTACCAGCCACATCAACTCTATCAAAATACCAGTATCCACCCTCAGATCCAACTTTGAAAATATCACCACCAACATTTGTAACAGGCAAGAATGAAGACGATGCTCTACTTCCATCAACAAATCCAGTTCCAGCAAGTCTTCTGTTTCTATAATCAGGCAACTTAAAGTTACCACTATACACCTTTGTTACTGGATTATAACTACCAGTTCCACCATAAGTATTTCCAATAACTTCAAACAGTGCCCAATATTGTTGAGCAGATACCGATCTTCCATCACATTCTATAAATCCTGCATATCTAGATCCCAAGTCTCCGCCAAGATCTCCATATGTAGCACTCACTCCCTCTTTTAAAATTGGAAGAACAGTTCCAATTGGATATCCATCAAATTTTTCAGTTTTTCTACTATACCACACTCCAAGGTCAGTTGCTGGGGGTGGAACACTAGCATATGTAGTTACAGACCAAACAAAAGGATTATTTAAAGTTCCAGTACCAACAGTTACAGTTGTTGATGTTGGGGTTATGAGATTTCCAGACGCCTGTAAGATCAGATAAAAATTCTTATTAACTGCTGGATCAAAAGTTCTGGGACCAACAACTGGAGTATCAAAATCAATAGAGATTAAAGCTCCATTAGTCGCACTAATAGTAATAGGTCTATTAACACTGGTAACCGTGATTACACTACTAGAAACAAAATCAAGAGGAACTACATTTGTTCTATCTGTTGGAACATTGAATATAGCATCTGTGTCTGGTCCGCTACTTGTTGTCACCTGCCAAGGTGTAATTGTTCTACTGCCGACTTTAATTTGAGTCTCTACAGTAGAACTAAACGATGGAGAAGATCTAGCATATAAAGTGATAAGATCTCCATTTTGCACTGAAGTAGGAAATACACCTATAGAACCGTTGTTTATCTTTATCTTAACTTCCGTTGATGTTGTAGAAACAAGTGTAACAGGAACTGTTGTTCCCAAACCTTGAATTCCACCTAAAGGTCTGGCGTCCGATGCAATCAAAGCACCTTCAACAGCATCAGTAACATCAGGAAAAACGAAAGATGTTGGATTGGTAGATGGTGCAGCTCCAGTTGTTATTTGCCACGCAGATCCATTTGATTCATCACCAATACTCAAAGAAGTTGATCTTGGAGTTGATGGGTTAGCAGAACTAAGTAATCTTAACTGCAAATATTGTCCATTTGTGACAGTTGCTCCAGATGATTGCCAAGTAGCACCAACTAACTCATCATAACCATCTCCGTTAGTAAAAGTTGTATTTGAATTAGAAACAGCGTATTGACCGCCATTATCGAGAGAGACATTAGCTGGAGTATTTAACCCTTGTATTCTAATTACATTACTATAAATTAAAGTACCAACTGGCAATCCGTTCAAATCATCAAATACTGGAAATGGATCTGGAATGTTTTTTGGAATGTCTCTAGTTGTGATGGTCCAAATTTCAAAACCAATACCTATAGTGACAGTCACTCTTGTTTGCTTATTTGCAAAATCTTGAGTTTTTGCTCTTACCTGAATTTTTGCTCCATTCTCTACAACTAGACCAACTGTGTCTTGAATCCAATCAGTGTCCCAAGTACCATCACCATTATAGTCTATTCTGAGTGAGTAAGTATCTATACCACCGACTATGTTAGCAGTAATTGCAATAGAAGCTTGAGTTGTTGGGGTGAGACCTGTTACTGTTATTATACTTTCACCGACTCTGGACCCATCAGCATACGTATATAAAGTATCTAACTCCGCATCTCTTACTGGATTGAATGGAAATGGATCTGGTTCAAAATCTTCAGGAACAGTAGTGATTAACCAAAACTGAAAGAGATCTCCAATTTTTACCGTAATAGTTTCAGTAAAATCCCAGAATGGAGGAGCAGTATATCTAAACTGAATATAGTCTCCATCACGGACATATAGCGGTGTGTTAGAATATTGATATGCCATTCCAGACTAAGAATTTCCAGTAGTACTATTTATCTCTAGCTGCAGACATTGCCTCAACTAAGAAATCTGACATAGTTCCATAACAGTCCCAGATAACGCATTTATGACCAGATTTAATTGGGGTAGATTTATGTACAAAATATGGACCGCATGGAAACACCAACAAAGATCCTTTTTTTGGTTTGACTCTAAGTTTGTCATTCAAAAATAAAGTATCTCCACCCTCAAAGTCATCGTTCAAATACAATAATATAGAAACATATAAACTCATCATATTACTGCTGTCAGTATGCCAATCATACCTATCATTTTTATGATATGAACGATATACCATTTTAGAAAAAATTTTATTCGTTGTAAAGGCGTATTTGTCAAACAAAGGGCAATCCTTATGATATTTTTTCAGCATGTCATATCCGAACGGTTCTAAGAAATCGTTAATTTCAGAAACAGTCTTATTATCTTTATGACCGCATAGAATCCATGCATTATTTTTTCTGGCATCATGTTCCATGTAGGGAATATCAGGTTCTACATTACTTTCGAATGCCTCTGACAAAGAATTTCTAATTCTATCACATGTTTGATCATCTAATGCATTTTCATACTCATAGATATACTTCGTGTGTTTGATTAAATTGGTCTCACGTTTCTCCATACTCCCTCTTTATTCACATCAACTTGTATAGGTTGGTTTGACTGCACTTCTACAGCAACATCAACACCTTCTATCAAATATAAATCCGATTCTAAAACTTCTTCTGGAACTATATCTGGAGTATATACTGGATTCTCAGACTTAAATTTCCCTTCAGTTTCATCAAATATTACATTATCTGGTGTAGCATCAATATTTATGTATATTTCATGAGTGGCAGTGGCAGTTCCTCCATTTCCATTGACTTCAATCGTATATTGAACTCTCTGGGGACCAAAATCTGTATATACTATGTCACTACCAAAACTACTATTAACTTCAGTTACTCCAATATTAAATTGTGCAGAAGATGGTTTTGGAAGAACAATTGGTGCTTCTGTAAAAACTGTCCCATCACGGTATATATTTGTTTTGTATAAAATTACAGAAACATTCGAGTACCTCGTTGAATAATTTATTACATGCTGATCTCCATAATCTAATGTTTCTGGTGCATCTATTGTGATTGTTGGCGGATAATATACCGTAAGAATTATACTATCGGAATCAGTACCACCCAATCCAGATACTGTAGCAGAATATGTGGTTGTCTGAGTTGGGCATACTTGTGTGGAACTGTTTAAATTTGAATTTGTTATCCCAGGTCCAATTGAAATTGTGTTGGCATCACCAGTTGTCTGCCAGGAAAGAGTTGAACATTCACCAAGAATTATTGGGTTTTTTGAAAAAGAAAGAGTTACTTCTGGTGGTATATAAACAGTGACAGTGCGAGAGCTGGTAACAGTTATCCCAAAACCAGTTGCACTCAAAGTATATGTGGTTGTTTCATTTGGAGAAACTGTAGTGCTTCCATCAACTGGGAAAGTTCCGAGTCCAATAATTGAAACACTAGACGCTAAAGTTGTTGTCCAAGAAAGAGTAGTACTTTGACCTCTAATTATAGAAGATGGAGATGCAGAAAACGAATCTATCGTTGGATTCACTAACGTGTAATCAACATCGATGTATCCATTACCAAAAGTATTTGTGCCAGAACCAGTAAATGTTGCATAATTCGAATCATATGCACTAGCACCTCCAGTTCCACCTATTGATGGATACCTACCAGCTCTGTCATCCGCTCCCTCTCTTCCACCGCCACCACCAGGAGCTCCGCCGCCGCC